GCCGATAGATTTTGTTTTTTTGCGATAGAGATCGCCCTTGTTAATTTCACCCTTGCAGGTATCGCACGTTCCAGGTTGCCTACATTTTATTAGTTTCATTTCAGTTCCTTTTTTGTGAGTGGTGTACCGCCAAAGAGAAAGACCTTCTCTGCCAAGAATCTCTTTGGCGTTGGTTCAGGATCTCACCGTACCCTGTGGATTTTATCAGCAGATTACTCTTGCCAGTTGACCTGCTGCCCAGCAGGTTGATTCGCCTGTGGCGCAGGTGCTTGTGCCTGTTGTGGCGCAGGTGCTTGTGCCTGTTGTGGCGCAGCAACTGCAGGTGCAGTGTTATCAGCAAGGAACGACTTGACGTTGTTCTTCGGCGGATAACCATTTGAACCTGGCTTCGTTCCAATGTTGGCCTCGACCGGCGTGTTCATTGCCTGACTTAACGTCTGGTTGTTGAGCGGCACGTTATCCACATCAATGCCAGCAGCCCTCATGAACGCCTTGATTCTACCCATTGCCACAGTAGTGTTATTACCAGTGAGTACAAAAGTCTCAAAGATTCTCCTGTTCTGGTTGGTAGGCCCAGTGATGGTGAACTGAATATCAATACCAGCGTTGCCGCTGTTGTATACTCTGTCCTCAAACTTAAGAGCCTCGATGGTGTACTGACCATCAGGGACAGGCGAGTAATCGCCACTCGCTGATTCATCGACACCGCTTAAATCAATACCATTATCTAATATGCCCATTACTTAGCTCCTTTGGCCGCTGTAAGTTTAGTTTTCTGCGCTGGATTTAGCGCGGTTTTGTATGCATCTATAAATGCATCCCACTCAAACGGAAGTTTAGGTGGTAACTCAAGCCTGGATTTAGCATCAAACCCAGCAGAGAATTTCGTGTGAAGTGCTCGATTACCGTAGCTTACTGCACGGTTCTTCGTGCCTTCTTTCGTTACGGTAACGTCATGGTTAGCGAACAGATTGAAATCCACCCAATCTTTAATCAGGTGATTAACTTTCTTATGACACCTCATCTCCCAACGATCATAACTCTCATTGATCGGATCGTTAAAAGGCTTGACCTGAACGTGAGACAACAAGATAACGTTCATGTTTTTTTGGTTGACAAGATAGTCGAATGCACTAAGCAGCTTAACGAATTGTTCTGCCACTGCCGTGTACCCTTTGCCGTAACCCGGCGTTTCAATGGATGACCACCCTTCCTTCTCGCACACATGGGCCTCGGCCAAAATGCTTGCAGCATCTGTGGTGTCAAAGACCAGAGTACGGAAAGAGTGCTCCTCGTTTGCTAACATTTGTAAATGCCCGAAGACATCATTCCACTTCTCGCATAGATCAAACGCTTGAGTGTCGATATACTTCAGGCCATCTTCTGCCTGAATAAAGATTGCACCGTCAGCGTTTGCGCCGAAGGTGCTCTTACCAATCCCATCTACTCCCTGGATGTTTATTCGCAATGGCGGATATGATGATTCATCAGAACGAGCAGAGGTTTTTCTTACGTTTTCCAATATCGCAGACATTAGCTTTCCTCTTTTGAATTGAATTTATCAAGATCAATTTTCTTAACGGTAGGATTGCCCAGCTTAGTTGCTAAGGCGTTTGAAAAGATCTGAGCATTTTTGGGATTGAGCATTCCCCAATCTTTGTATTTGCTCATGTTAACTTTCCAAAGTCTAGTCAAGAACGGCAAAGAATCTTCATCTTTCAGCAGCAATAAAGCTGCCTCAATCTGATCTTGATCCCATTCATAATTACGCTTGACTTCGAATGTCACACCTTGAACAGTGCGCTCACCACCTTGGTTTGATAGCAGCAGGACTGATGCCTGAGCTTCTTGATGCTCCAGAACTTCCCTGGTTAATTTCTTTATCTTGCTGTCGATTGTTACTTTTTGCTTCTTTGCGACGTCCAAAGATTCTACAGCTTCTGCATAATTTTCCATTTCTTTCTCCTCTCTACAAAACTGAATCTACGCTCATTCAAAAAACTTGTCAACAAATATTATAGATTTAATTAATTGCTCTACTTGTTGCATAAACAATCACCATTTTGTATAGTCTCGGAGTACTTTTTCGTAAAGAGGAGACACAATGAATAACCTACGAGAAATCATATATATACAATGGGATATGCTCGACGATGAAATAGACCCGTGCAAAGAGTGCCGATATAGGGATGGTGTTTGTTTGGATTGTGGACAGGAGGAAGAAGAGTGAACGACAAGGTAAAGATTGATGACTATCTGATCGAGAAGAATGTCCCGATGCAGAAAAGCTTTCGATCCCGCCTGGGTAAGTGGCAGAAAGTTCTCAAAGAAATGGAAGTTGAAGATAGTTTCCTGATTGATGAGACAGAGGATTCAACTTTTAGACAGATGAATGCCATACGAACAGCGGCTACTACACTGGGTATCAAAGTAAAAGGGACAAGAGAAAGTGAACACAGTAGAAGGGTCCACCGGACAGGGTGACATGCATATTTTTCAGGCTGAATTTAGCGGCCAGGGGATAACGCATGAACAAAAAACAGATTGGCTCCACGATTGTTGGGAGCATGGCTTGCATATCATTCCCTGCGGCAGTCCATCAGAGATTGTTCCCGCCTACTTCCGCAAACGTCATCCGTTTGATGATGAGCTTGCACTCAAGGGCAAGTGGGCAAAGACACCAAGGGTTAGCTGGGCTACCTATCAGAAGATCCAGCCATCAGCCGAGGAGATCCAACGCTGGCATCAGGAATATCCCAACGCTAACTGGGCAGCCATCACCGGCATCACCTTTGTGGTCATCGATGCCGATTCAGACGAGGCTGTTGATTGGATCTCAAAAGGCGCTATCACGCAGAGCCCACTCGTTCAGCGTACCCCCAGAGGAGGAGCGCACTACTTCTATGGCATGGGTCAACAAAATGTCAAGACAGCAGCAGGTGCTAACAAGATAGATACTAGGGGCGGCGGAGGCTATGCGATGATCGCACCTTCTACCGGGTACACCATGTATTGCAATCAATCGGTGGGCCTGACCTCAATAGATGAACTCCCCTGGCTGACCGAAGAAGACATCAATGCTATCTCTTTATACAACAGCGATGGTGAGGTTGAACCATCACTACGCGATAAGCTCAATGATGATGCAGTAAAGGAAGGGGGGCGCAACGATAAGCTTGCCCGACTTGTAGGCAAGTGGATCAAGGAAGGCTGGGGGATGAGGGAGATCCAGATCAAGGCTCAGGATTGGGCGCAGACCTGTGAACCTCCGATGAACATAGTCGAGACAGCTACTACAGTTATGTCGATCTGTCAAGGTCACATCAAACGCAACCCGGATGACCTCCACGCTGGGGTGAACGAGTGGAAGACCAGTGAGTGGCAGACGCAGATCAGCGAAGACCTGAAAGAGATACAGGATCAGGAAGATCCCGTCCTGGTCGAGGCTCCCCCAGAGAAAGGACCGCTTGGCTTAGTCTCTTTCAGCGACAAGGAATGGCAGGAAGACACACTTGAGGACAGCGTCGAGCAATACTGGGGTGATGCATTCATCTTCAAGCAAAGCAGGGTACTACTATTGGGTAAGCCAAAGATTGGTAAGTCTAATTTCCTTGGGGCATTCGCCGCCGGGGCGACCACAGGCACTGACTTCATGGGGTTACCGTTCAGCAAGCCATTGAAGGTGATGTGGTTTCAGGCTGAGATCATCAAGGAATTTATGAAGGGTAGGATCGAGACATACTTCAGAAGGTTCGGCGATGATGAGGATCTGATCCGCATGGGGTACGAGAACCTCATCGTGTCAGGCAGACTAAGAAAGAATTTGATGACCGATCAGGATATCCAGGCGTTTCACGACGAGATTCAATATCACAAACCAGATATCATCATGATAGATCCTATCATTAACTTCTTCGATGGCGAGGAGAATAGCAACACAGAGATCCGTAAGTTGCTTGACAGGGTGGATAAGCTGATCGAGATGAATGATATTGCGGTCATCCTGGCGCACCACACAGGGAAAGATAGAGCCGATGACAAAAGCTTTATGTCAGCCCGTGGGGGTAGCGTGTTCGCAGGATGGTTCGACAGTGGTGTTAAACTGGCAGGAGAAAAACCTAACGTCACTTTCTATTATGAAGCGCGGAATGCGAAAGATCCCGATGAGCACTTGGCCTACTTTGATTTTCAACTGGGTGTCTGGACCGTCAGTGATCTGGGTCGCAGACCAGTGAAGCAATTGTCTGAAGAAGATGAGGTGGCGATAGCCAGCATCGTTCTCAAAGGCATGAAGGTGGACAAATACTACAAACGTAATGAGCTTGAACTGATCGCCAAGGCTCAACTGCGTAGACACAACAAGGCGAATGGTCAGAAAGCCTGCAGGAATGCAGTTAGCTATGTGCAGGGTAACTTGGGACACAAGGTGCTGACATTCAGCCTGCCCGGTCAGGCGATGTGGCACTATCTTGCGGAGAGTACCGCAGCAAAACCATGGGAGATAGAGTGATGAGCACGATGAGAGTGATGAGCACGATGAGCACGATGACGCATTTTAAAAACTGGATGGCCGGACTGATGGGCCGTGAAAAAAATCAAGAGGTCGTAGAAAACCTTCCTCAAGAATCTCAAAAGGTAAAGAAGAAGTTGAAGCAAGCGCGGGATGCGAAGGGTAGATTCCTTTGAGTGATCCAGTAAACCCAAGTCATTACAAGCAGGGTGACATTGAATGTATCGATGCAATCAAGGCAAGCATGACCCTCGCTCAGTTCCAGGGATACCTCAAGGGTAACATCATGAAGTATCTGTGGCGCTACGAGCACAAAAGCAACAAGGGTCTTGAGGATCTCAACAAGGCGCAGTGGTATATGGACAAACTAAAAATTACAGTCAGTAAGGAGAGAAACCTATGAGCGATATACCAGAGAGATCGTCGGACGATATAGAAAACCTTGGTGTCGAGATAGCGGTAACTAGGCTGCTTGACACAACGGAGCGTATAGCAAGCTCACTTGAACGTATCGTTGCGCTAATAGAAAACAGCATAGACGAACCGGACGAGTATGACGAAGAAGAAGACGGAGAGGATGAGTATGACGAAGAGGATGGTAGGTAAGTAGGTAGGTAGACTGCCCGGAGAGGGGTGAAAAAAGGAATTAAAACACGCCCTCTCAGGGCAAGATCCTAGTCAGAAGCAACAGGAAAAAAGGGATATATAAAACCTGGTGTCCCCTGGCAGACCTTGGATCATAGTAACAACAAGCATAAGCGGTGGCAAGCACAGGTGGCAAGTACAGGTGGCAAGCATGGACATAGATGAGGTGCTGGCTAGTCAGTTACAGATGGAGGTGAAGACTATGGAAAATACTTACAAGGTAAAGTTAAAGTGATTTCGAGGCAAAAGGTAGGGGCAATCGGGGCTTATTTCAAATTGCCCCATACCCCCTGTTTTGAAAATAAAGTTGAACGATATCAAGGGTTTAGGGGTAGGGGCAGTAGGGGCAGCGTTGCCCTGCCTTAACAGCGTTGCCCCCCCTTCTACAGCCCTTTAAAAATAGGTAGGGGCATAGGGGCAGTAGGGGCACTCCCTAAAGGGAGAGAACTATATATACATATTCTCTACCAACTCCTTTAGGGTGGGGGAAGAAAAAAAAAGAAAGCAAACGTCAGATTGGGAGAATGTCAGATTGGGAGAATGTAGGTGAGTGAAGTAAGACCGCAGGGTGAGAAGAAGAACCAAAACATGTTGCTAGAACCTGAGCAATTTGCAAAGCGAGGTCTGTCCAGGAGAAAGAGATTGTCGCCGAAGCAGGAGAAGTTCGTGCAACTGTTTGTTTATCATGACCTGACCAAGAAGGAGTGCGCCATACGAGCCGGGTACAAATCCCCAAGCGTGAGCGCATCAACCATGCTACATGGTGTGCAGTTCAGACATGTGCAGGATCGGATCGCGGAACTCACAGAATCCAAGCAACTTAAGTATGGGATTACTTTTGATAAGGTATCAAGAGATCTGCAGATGATTAGGGATGCAGCTTTGGAGGATGGTGCGTATGGCCCCGCAGTACAGGCAGAGATGGGCAGGGCAAAGCTGGCAGGATTGATGGTCGAGAGGAAAGAGATCAAGACAGGGACCATTGATCAGATGGATCGAGGCGAAGTCGAGGCAAGGCTAAGGAACCTGATCGAGAAGCATGAGCTGGTGAGGACAGAAACAATCGAGGTCCAGGCGGAGGACATCGAAGAGATCGAGGTTGATGAGGTTGATGAGGTTGATGAGGTTGATGAGGAGGTTGGTGAGGAGGAGGAGGGGGATGATGTTGATGTTGATGGTGAGGTTGATGAGGATGACGAAGAGGAGGAGGTTGAGGATGATGACTGATTTTGAGATTATTCATCTTCTCGCCGTGCTTGGCGGGACGATAGCAATAATCGTGCTTGGCGGAGTATTTATTATGATTCGTGACAGACAACGTGATAATGAGGATGAAGAAGATGAGTGATCGAGAAATTTTTATTATTGAGGATACTGAGACAAAGTTGATTGATGGCTATTACCTAAGAAAAAGCATGGCAGTGAAGTCTGCAGCAAGCTATGCAGAAAAAACAGGGCATCCCATGAAGGTTAAGCTAATGAAAAATATTGAGTGGATGGACAGGCAAATCACAGAAGACGGTAAGCTGCTTCATCTGGAAGATGATGTAATGATCAAGTACAGTGAGGCATACAATCAATAGAGATTAGACCTATTGAGGTGTGAGGAGGTTGAGGAGGTTGAGGATGATGAGGGCGCTATGCCCTCCACACCTCCGGCCTGAATGTATGACGCTTACGCATTCTTTTCGTCACTCTTTTCTTGCTGTCTATGGCTTGCTTTAGATAGAACATGTTGATCCGATGATGGTCAGAACAATACCGATCACCTTTCTCTTTGTTGCCCGTGCTAGTGAAGGAGTCATTGCACCATGTGCATATGTGATCCAATGGCTTGCGTGATTGGTGCAAGGTGGCTGAGTTCCACCTTAATCCACCCCGTGTTTCTTTTTTATCTTTCATTTAAAATTCTCCAGGCTTTCGCTGCAGTTTGTGGTACTACTCCGTTTCCCAACATCCTAATTCGGTCAACCCTGTCGGCACACCCATCAACCACTCGACCCACGTTGGGTTCAGACAACCAGTTGTATTTTTGGATGCGTACACCGCTCTGGCAAGTTGGTCTGTTCGATTTCTGGTTGAGCCATCGTGATTCACTGAGGTCTTCGCCATGCCGGGAGTATCTTTCCAATCTCTCGCTGACGGTGTCGGCCAAGATGTAGACTCGCTTGCGTTGGTGAGGGGCTCCGACCTCAGACGCTGAGAATATTCCCCACGTTGAGTCGTAACCATCTTCTTCCAGATCGCTGATGACAGAGGAGAGTCCAAGCGAGATGTGTCCTTCGACGTTTTCAAAGAAACATTGAACAGGTTCAATTGCGTTGATATGTTCTCTGATGTAGGGCCAGAGATGGCGGGGATCATCTTTACCCTTGCGCCTTCCCGCTGCACTGAACGGCTGGCACGGATATCCGCCAGTGATGAGGTCAACGCAGCCTCGAAAGAGATGCGCTGGGAAGGTTTTAATGTCCGTGTAAATAGGTGCGGCATCCAACTCACCCGACTCCATCTTGTTTGCCAAGTTCGCAATGGCGAAGGCTTCGATCTCCACATAAGCGAGGACTCGATGAGTGGTGCCAGTAAGGTCAAGTCCTCTCTCGATGCCACCGTATCCGCTACAAAAGCTGATGACGTTGAGGGGTCCGTTAGTTGATAGTTCTTTGGAAGTATCCACATCTATTGCCCTCCTTCTTTGTTCAGTCTGCGTTTAGCAAAAGATGCCCACACTCTGATACTGCTTGCTACTTCATCAAAGCTTTCTTGGAACGGGTACTCTTCAGCACAGTCTGCATCTTCACCGTTTTTGTTCCGGATGCATTCGGTCAAGACGTTGGCTGCATCAGCGAAGTCTTTGTACGCTTTCTTCATTAGGTCAACGTCATCCTGACCATAAATAGGAATCCCATCATCTAATTCTGACATATCATTTTCCTTTTTTAGTTTATGGTTAACCATAGTTTTAGTTGCGTAGTCTCATCAAGCTCATTCATTAAGATGTAATCAAAATGTTTTCCTATACCCTTGAGGACTTTCTTTGCGTTGGCTAAATGAATGTCAGTGGGTCGCTTGTTAGTGCTGTAAAGAAACCCACCGCTATCATTAGCCTCAGTGTCAATGATGTGTATCCGATTGCGTATCGCCTTAGACATATCCTTCATGGTGAGTTGCTCATTGACCAACGCGCCAACAAGGATGTCGAGGTAGGCAAAGTCAACTTCATCCCATGTTGGGGTGTCTATTACCCGCTCACGTATCTCTTCGTGATCATCCCAGCGTTCCCAGCATTCTGACTGACAGTATAACTTTGCAATGATGATCAGCTTACGAAAACGATCTGTCTCTACGTTGGCAGTAGCGGTGGATACTTTTTTCTTAGACCGGTGGTAGTAGTTGTCACCACCCTTGCCATCATTCTCTACACGTAGAATCTTTACGCCATCTACACATATCTGCGCGCTGAAATCATGCGTGTCATTTGAACTGCTTTTGTTGTGAATCAGTGAACGTATCTCTATGCCTTCGGCTTGCTCAGAGGCGAGGTGCGTGTTGTGGATTGAATTTTTTATCCATTTCTTATGCGTATTCATCACGCTTGCTCCCCGCTGTAGATTTCTAGGGCTTGATCAAACGCAAGGCTGTTGAGGATGATGGCATCGGGGTTTTCTTCTCGCACCATGTCTATCAAGTTTTGATCGGCGGGCTTTTTTTGCCCGTAACCTGTTTGATATATCCCGTCTTCAGTAATGAAAAGCACTTTTTTCTTGAGCGATTTCTTTAACTCTTTAGCGGTCAGCTTCTTATTAATGATGTCCCCGATTAAGATTTCAAAGGTAACGGCACAGTTGTCTTCACCTCCGAACTCGCTACCCCATTTGGGGAGGGTATCGCAATGGGTTTCAACCTTTGCCATCACCACATCAAACTCTGCCCGTGCTTGCTTCGCGTCTTTGCCTTCCGTATATAGTGGGGTGTAATCATCAGCGCCACCATGCCCATAATTCGATGCATAGAAGGCGCGCTTGCCATCTACATATACCGTTGCCTCATAGCAATGTGTTTCGTGTGATGCGAATTCTGAATGCTTAAAGCTCTTGAGTTCTATCTTCATTGTCTTGCTCCCTTTTTTAAAGGCGTTATTGCCTTTGCGTTAAACAGTATAGTTTATAAATGAATAAAATAAAACATAAAAAATAACATGTATTTGTGTGGGTTAATCCCTCCCGCCCCCACAGACGGGGGCTGTAGGGGTTTTTTTTTGTAGTACTTGCGGCCTTGATAAAGAGAAAGGTGTTGCAGCCGTTGCAGAATTCATAAATTCTATTATGAATTCTGCAACTAGCGGGTGCTTGCGGCCTTGAGCTTGCGGCCTGACGCAGGCGCATCAGCCGGATCATCGGGATCTGCCCAGGCTGGACCAGGTTGGCCCCTTAGTGAGCGTGGTAGCTAATGTTTGGGATTGATTTGTCCCAACATGCGCGGCAATCTTTGCACTCGTTGCCTTGCTTAGGTGCTGGGCATACGTGAGAGTTAACCGGTATGGTGTTGGCGTGTACTGTTGAGGTGTTGGCGAATCGCTTAGGTGCGGGTCCGTCTACCATTGGTGCGGATACTCGGATGATTAGATTGTCTGGTAGTTTGCCTTGATG